ACCAGTACCTTCTTCGGACCCGACAATTTGAAGATCAACCGTAATAGTAGGTTTCCACTTCATCCATGCAGTGCTGCGATCACAGACGTATGGTTGATCTAGGTCTTTGATCATAATACCTTCATACCCAAGTGCGACCATCTCACTGGCGTACTTCTCTAGTTCAGACTTACCTTCTGCGGTGTCAAGATTAACCTGAATATGAGGCAGCAGTTCCAAATTTGGCATACGGTCAAACGTAGAGCGCACGGTCTCAAGAAGGGCAATTCGATCAGACAGCGGGGTCGACCAAATCTTTTTGCGGAAATCTACCAGAGGAATAATGTCAAACACATGGAAAACGCTGTCATCTGCTTGCACGTCTGTTTTACGACGAGCCTGTCGCATAAGTTCTTGAAAAGAATTACCAACGACTTCACCGTCAAGCACGAAACTGTACCATCCTCCGTTTCGACCAAATGCAGACATGATCGGCGTAAGATTAGCTTTGATCTGATTTTCGATTCCAGTGAAATTTTCAAAAACCTTACCATTGCGGCTGTACGAAGTCACAGTGATAGTAGGAGTCGAACCCGGGCCCAGGTCAACAACCATAAGAACACGAACACCATCAAGCTTGGGTTCAAGACGCTTGATGCCGCGCATTTCGGGTCGCCCTTCACAGTTAGTAGCCAACTGACATTCAAACGTCGCTACTTCATACGGAGTATCCTTAAACACCTTGTTGATTGTGCTAGTGCTGATACCCGCACGAACATCACGACGAAGAACGGCAGCAGCAAAAGTGTTCCATTCATCACTGTCAAAGCGTTCAGCCATTGATTGAATAGCGTCTCGCGCAGCATTACCTGACAATTCACGCTTAGCAAGACGATTCAGAAGCCCCATAAAATCTTCGTATGGGTTCTCGCCGCCGACAATTCCGTCAGTGGTAGGAATCTGCTTGACTCCGTACGTGCTGAATGGGTCGTAACATGCACCCAACAGGGTTATAAAAGTGCTAGCGGTCTTATTGCCGATTGCAGCAGTAGTATACGCCTTCTTAAGGACCTCTTCTTTGTGTAGACGAGATTCGCTTTTGTTGAGTTCTTTAATCCAATAAGCCGACATGTGCATTCCTTAATGATTTAAAAGTATTATAGCTTAGGAGCGTGAGGTTGTCAAACTAAATCATCCCCATCGAAGAATGCACCAAGAGGCATCTTCACCTGAAATGAACAAAATCTCACTGTAATCAAATTTAGCTATATAGGGCTCTGTACAGGCCTGCGCAAGCCAAATCTTAATTTCTTCCGCTTTTGGATTGTTTATAGTGACAACATGATGTTTGCTGCTCAACGATTTGACTACTTCCCAATCGAGTTCTTTGGATACTTCTTTGGATACTTCTTCTGAAAGTTTTTTCCAGAGTTCCGTATCGAGGTCATCCGCTGATTGTATTATCAACGGGTCCATCGTCCATTTAGCATCTAATGTTCTCGGCGTTGAGTTAACAACCGTTCTATTAATTTTTGGAATCATTAAAAATCATCTTTACGTCTGCGAGACCATAAATTACAGGATGAACAGGTTCTAGTTTGTACAGCGTGAATGCCGTCTTTTTTGGGTTCTGACCATTTCAACCAACGATGCCAGCCAAACCTACACCAAAAACTAGTAACCAATAATGGTTCATCTTTTAAGACTCTAAAAACATTTTCTTTTTCAGCACTAGACATTATTCCCACCTCAACGCAGCAAAGGTTTCCCAACTAGGATTGGTTGTTTGTAAAGTTATATACGGACATGGCCAATCAATGTATCCATGATCAGGTTGACTAAGCCACAGAATTCTTTCAGGAACTATATCAACGCTGAGACGCCAGCCCGAACCATCAATTCCGTTGACAACATTTTCTTGCCACGGAAGTGAAGGACCAATGGTTTCCTCGCACCACGTCGTTATCGCACCGAAATCCTCTATGTTTTTACCGAGCCTAATCACGATAGTATATAAATGCCTGAGAGACAGTCCACTTAGGGAATTTACAACCCACTTAAGGGAGACCCAATTTACGAAAGACCACTCGGGTCCCTCAGGCACTTATTCAGTTCCCGCAGACTTTGTTAATTTCTTCGGGAGTGTGGTTATACTTAGAATAGGCGATTCTGCACTCAGCCTTGTAGTGAGAATCATATGCCTGCTCAGCAAACATACTAGCAAAAATCACAGCTATTGCAATAAAATACCACTTCATATCCATAATTAAATAACCTTTGTGTGTGATAGTTGGGTGGAACCGTCCCGGTGAGCCTTAACCCGACCGCTGACCGTAATAGTGTTGCCAACAAGCAGACGTTCCCGATAGCTAAAGAACACCGCTTGCTTGTCGGGAGTGAGGCACGTAATGAAATACACACCGTACTTTTCAGAATAGACGGACTTCATAACCTCAAGCACAACATCATTGACCTTAACGCCCGGAGCAGCAAGATAGCCACCATTAGCGTAACGAACCTTGCGTTCGGCTTCATCACGAGCGATAGAACGAAGATAGCAAGACGGAAGAGACGTGATCACTCCGACGCCTAGAGAAGTCTCGATAGTTTCACAGTTAGCGAGCGTCAGAGCCTGATATTCAAAATCATTCAGCGTGATTCCCTTAAGAATCTTGAAAGTAAGGCCCTGATAATACTGCCGAACCTTGGCGCCTTCAATGCGATCCTCTTCGGTAATTTGAGTAGTATCAGCCAAAAGGTTGTAGACGATGTTACGATTGAGTTGAGTACCTTCGGGGGTTTCAGCAGTGAGTTCCCGAACATAAGAACCGTTGATGCGTTGCGCAGCAGCAGCCGCAGAAAACACATCAGCAGTTTCGTAAGAGCGAATCATTTTTTGATAAGAAGGGCGAGCCATTTCTTTGTTCCGTTGCTTCAAACTATGTACTAGTTATAATGCTGAATGAGGAAAAGGTCAAGCCGAAAGTTTACCTATTTTCGTATTAGGTTATACGCTGACTTAGTAGGTTATCTAAGCCAGGATTCAATTAGGTTGTTCAAGTCATCGTCGGAAGGGTCAGCGTCTTCTTTTGCAAGGCGCTTCGCCATATTTTGTTGAATTTTTATGTTGGGTGGTTGGCCCGTACCCAATTGAGCATGGGTGAATACTCCGTATAATTTAATTGTTGTAGGATTTCTACCGGATAGTTCATACACTATAGACATGTCCGAAGACAAGTGGGCCTTTCTAGCTTTTGGCATATACTGGGCGTATTTCCCTTCGGATTTAAAGCGATTATCACTTGGACCAAACGGTGTTAGTGGATCCCGACTCTTAACTTCTTGAAACTCCTCAATCTTCTTGAGAATATTAGGAGTGTCCTTGATGGCAGAAATCAATGACTCGTCCCAAAGAGGTCCGTAATCAAACACCACTGTGTTTACAGGTTGACCTTTAAAAGGAGATGCCATTAGCTTCCGCTACCGCTCGCAACCGAGCCTTAGATTCCTCAAGGGTGTAAGGCCCAGACCACGGACCGTTCTTGCTCTTGATGATCTTGACAACATCTTCGGTACGAAGACCGGTGTCATTGTTAGCATCGATAGCTTCAAAGAGCGCTTGCTCGCTCGGTTGCCTGACTTCGTTGATCTTCATGTGACGTTCCTTAGATGTATTTATCAATCTACGAATTATAATAGTAGAATGGGCAATAGGTGTCAACCTATATTTTGAAATCTTTTGATTTAATTCTCAGACTGTTCAAGTTGAATGATCTTTTGTCCGAGACGGAGGAGTTCAAACTGCGCCGCCATAAGAGCGTAGTGATGCTTTTCATCAGAAGATTTGATAAGAGCGTCAAGTTCCTTAACGCGATTATCAATCATGATTTTAACGGCAAGCGTTGTCATGTCTCGTCTTTCTCAATGCTTCACAATAGCTAATGGTCTATATTTTTGGGACCTTGGATTTTTATCTCAAATTTTCTCTTTGGACCAAAAATCATGATTTTTGTGCAGCACTTAAAGTCGCTATAAAGCCGGGCGCTGGATATTTAAAATGATTAGCCATTATTCTTACTCTGTAATTTTAGATTCGTCGAAATTTTGCATAGCAATATTTAGCGATTCCTCAATCAATTGATTGAGTGTTATGTCTCGCTTGTGTGCCATAAGCATAAGATCATAAATTTCTTCATGCTCTAGTTCGATTTCCAAATCTACTCGATTGTCTTCCTTCTTCGCTCTCGGTGCAAATTCCTGAACGTCTAAGCTCCATTTTTCCATAGCATCAGCGTAGCTAGCCTTCACCCGTGCTAATTCCGAAGCTAGCTTTTCGTTTTGCATAGCTAACTGTGCCGCGCGCCGTTCAGCTTCCTCAGCCCGATTCATGTAGATAATAGTATTAGCGTCCATTGTTTTTCAATCCTTAAACGTGAATACCCAATTTGGTACCGGAAGATTAACATACGAGTTTTTAAACCAGGCCGGCCACGTTAACGCAATATATGCTTCTCCGTACAAATTGATTGCAGGGATATTACTCTTAAAGAGTAATCCTACATACGAACCAACAAACAAATATGTACTAATTACGACGATACATAGAAGGCTGATAATCTGTTTCCGATTACCTGGCATGCGTTATCCGTTCATCAGAAAAACAAATCCGGCAACTGCGGCCGCAATACCAAGCACAGATCCGGCCACGACAAGCTTGGCTTCCTTAGAGAAAGTAGGACCCTTCCTGGTACCAGACCAAGCAACTTCGCCGGCTTGAAGACCAAGGCCCTTAGCAGAACCATGACGAAGCATGGATTGATACGTTTCACCCGGCATACGCGGAAGTTCAGAAGGCATTGTCGTTCTCCATAAGTTAGATCGTATTAGTACTATACACTAAGAATGCAGCAAGTCAACCGTTTAATCATAACTCGCGTTTGATTCGATTTCAGCATATGAAGACGGCATCCAAGCTTCTTCATACACACCGTGATTATATCGATACTTCAATACTTTGTATGATTGAAACAGACCAAAGAAAACCGGCTTTGCACTCCAGGAAATAGGTTGCTTAACTTTCCAAAAATGATCATGTAATACTAGCTGACCATCTTTATTGACATACATTCCCATCGGAGTTCCTCTTCATCCAGTCAAAGAAATGCCATCCCAGCACTGCTGGCGTCCATTCCTTATCAGGATTGGCGTCTTGCCATTCACGAATTTGCCGAAGATTTAGTTCGGTAATTACGGTAATGTTGTTCTTTACCCATTCGTAGCTATTCATTGATTTTGCTTTCTAGGTATGTCTTAATGCTAGATGGATTGGCCTTACCGCCAACAGACTTCATGGTTTGTCCGACGAACCAGCCGATAGTCTTTTCAGACAGAATCTTCTCAGGATTGCCAGCAATCAGTATATCACAGACAGGCTGAAAATCAACCATGTCTGTTTGTTGACTGTAGGCAGAGACAATCTGTACTTCACGTTCTAGTTCCGGAGAACTCACCTTGACTGATGCAAGAGCCTGAATGTTGGCGTCTAGATTCTTTAGAAACTTGCGAACACCCTTACCAACTTGATCGTCATTAGGTTCCTTAGTTTCTCGGCATAGCTCTGCAATGAGCGTATTAAGTACGTTCACCTTAGCTTGGTCACGGTCCTTACGAGCCTGAAGGACATCAGCTTTAATATTTTCAAAAATAGTCATTTATTTACCTTCATTTTTAGTAGTCCAACCGCCTGGCGGAGGTTGTTGTCTTTTGCTGATAAGATTAGGATTACGGAACTCATCAATATGAATCGTCTTGTGCGGTTCATTCCAAATAGCATACGCTACCCAATCGTTTGGTTCTATTCCTTGATCCCAGCAGGTGCTTCTAGTTATTTCAGTCATAATATTTTAGTTTAGCCAAAGTGAGTGTCGGTGGGTATACAACCAATGAACGGTCAATAAAACAAAACTCATAGTTGACATACCGAAAATAAACATCAGTAACAAGCAAAAGCCAATAGCACTGAAAACTTTAAACGACGGTCTTTTCCATTGAATGAAATTTTTCTTAGCCTTTTTCTTACTGTTCGGGTTTCTGCTTTCTAGAATAGCACGAACCTCCGAAATGATTGAATCCGGATTAGTGAATCCAAACATCGGCAAAAAGAAAAAGGGCGTGTTATTCTCGCGCAAGAAGTCTGCACCCTGAATCTCAAATGCAGCATATCGAGCTACTGACCACGTAAAAAGATTTTCCTGCGTAAGAAGATCAGCGTGATGTCCTGCTAATTCCATCTTCTCATAATCACATTTATGAGCCATGATCGCAGAAACCTGAGCCTTCGTTTCAGCATCAGAGTAATGTTCATCGTGTTCCCATAAGTTTGGTTTCGCTGCACACAACGCACCTATAACATTACCATGATCTTCCGGAATCATCTTCATGAGATAGCACAAAAATGCTTCGACAGATTTAGTTTTAGGTCCGTACTTCATTCGGCCCATCCGCAGCGCCTCTCATCCTCAATGAATTCTTCATATTCTTGATCACGAGCAGCATTCCATCCACGCATAAATTCTTTATAGTCGTTGATATCTTCGGGTCGATATCCGTTACCCGAATAGAAGGCATTGTGCCCTTCAGAAAAGTAATTGCGTTGTGTCATATTACATCACCTGCGAGTGATCAAAGGAAAACATCTGTGGAGTATCGAATTCGGTACCTTTGGCAAACACCACCGTATCCCAATCCATAACCATAGATTTGGCTCGACCGTCCCAAAAACGATGGATGAAATCGGGCTTGCCAAAAACAGCACAGGCCCTGGTGAATTCATCACCGTTAAATCCGACGAAATGTGTGCAACTCTTTTCCATAATTCATAGTATCAAAAATTGTAGCTGTAGTCAACCTCTTTATCCAAAATAAATGCCCGACGAATCGAGCATTTATCCCCCTTACCGATTGGGTAGTTTATTTAGATGCAGTTGGTCGACTTTGATTAACAAAATCGTACATCTTTTGTGCAGTTTCTAGAACCTTGTCCAGTCCTGGAAATTCCGGAGCTTCAACCCGCGCAACAAGCTGACCGGTCTTCTCGTCCCGATACTGTTGCATTTCCCATCCCGCCCACTTCATGTTATATTCAGCTTGCACTAGGTCTTTTGCCATTGCAAGGACGTCGGTCCTAATTTCGTAGCCGTTCTTATTGAACTTTACTTCCGGTAAATTATGAATCTTATTTTCGCTCATTTGTGCGTTTCCTGTATTATATAGTGAAAATTGTAAATACTAGTAGCATTAGTGTTCCTAATAGGGTTCCCCCGAGCTTGGAAATAGCCGTAGTCACTGCTACATTAGTTAGTGCATAGTTCATTGTAATCACTTACCCTTCTTTACCGTAGGGACCAAAGTTTCTAGAGACTTGACGGCGTCCTCATAGAACTTCTTGTCAGTGATTACAGCGGTAACCTTTTTGCCCGCATCGATAGATGCATCTACCGCCTTTTTAGTGTACTCTGTTTGGGCATTCACAAACTCAGTGAGAGACTTAGCAAGTCCTTCATGCTTCACGAAGGTTTCAATCGTGACTTTCTTTACTGATTGAACCGTATCAATAACGGTGTTGGCAAATAATTTATACATATTAGTTCCTTTCTGTGTGTGTTTGTAGTAAAACTACAGTAGTATTTATACTATATGTAACCGTGTTTTTAAAGTTATTTGGGTAATCGAATAGATTCCAAATAACTATTAGTATCACCGTACAGCGTCATCATCACTGCAATGCGATGATCGTATATTCTAATAAAAGGTTTTCTTTTTTTATCTACTATTTCTGTACCTAAATAGTACGGACATTTAATTTTCTTATCTAGCTCTAATGAATACATCGACCATCCGCCGGTCGATGGAGCCCCTGACAGGTCTTTGGGCCCATCAAATGGAAGATCATAATGCGCTATTTTGGCATACTCAAACGCATTGCGACCAGGATCAGTCAATCGTAGTCCACTACCAGATCGCCCTGTTGTCCACCAGGCAAACATCAACTTATCTACAGGGATATCCTTCCATGGACTATCAGGATCATCTCCTATCTCTGCAAGAATCTTTCTTGTGATTTCTTCTTTAGAATTAGGATAGGTCATCGGGATATACGGTTCTTCCGGAATTTAGAAAAACAACCGTAAATTTGTCGGTCCTGAACTGTGAGTTTAACTTTCGACATAGATTTCTAGCGTGTCCTGGATTAGAGAAACTAGTTTTCTTGTACTTAGGGGCAGCATCATCCTTGAGATAATGTGAGGATTTAAGATTGATAGGTTGATCATCATAGAATACTGCCCAAATACCTGAGGCTTCTACAATTTGATCGCACTTGTATGTTTTTTTATCTACATGTTCTAACAGAACATTAGGTTGCGTCCTGCTCATTTAAAGGTGCCTCCTTTTATCTCAAACTGCATAACCTCATTATCAATAGGACGCGCAACATTCAATTCATGTAGGTCAGCTAATAATTTAGCTACGTCATCACGCAATCCACGGGCTTCTGCGATAGGAAGAACCAAATCCTTATTAAGTTTGGCCTCAACCACTGCCATCTTGTCCAAAAATCGCTTGATGTGTATCATAACTAAGTATTTAGTGCCGCTTTAGCGTCTTCCTCAGATTTGAACGGGCCCTTATAATTGTAGCGCTGAATGAAGATATACTTCGGACAAAACGATATAGTTTGAGTTCCATGTTGATCCATAACAAACCATCCGGCAGCATATTGGCACTTGCTCTTGTTAGTCTTAGTAAACAGATGTAATCCGCGTTTGATATCAAACACAGAGTTATATGTGCGAGCGGTTGTTGGATATTGCGGATACGGCAAAGCCGCCTTCGTCTTGTTAGACTTGAGCGGTTCAAACTTTATTTGTGTCTTTTTCTTTAATTCAGTAGCATTGTTAAACTGTAAAAAGTGACCATTGATCTGAACGCCGTACCCTGCGTTGTTTGCCTCAATGTTTCCTACTTTCTTTTCACCGTCTGTTACAATCCAGAATTGATTCTTAACGATTGGCTTAGCAATTAGCTCTGTCATTTTGTTAGTACGCTCCATATATATATTCCTTTTCACTGAGCCATATTTCCCTGTCAGGTATGTAGTCTATGAACTCAACTCCGTAGTAGGCCTTTTGCAAAAATAGAAACTTACCTGATTTTTCACATTTACGGAATGGGTTGTAGACTCTCCTTTGGTCCCAACGCCATTCAGACTCGCCGGTCATCCAGTCGTCATACATCAGTCTGAATGGTCCTTTGTAATCAATTTAAATAGGTCTTTCTTGTGTTTAGGAGACCACAACTTAGCGTTCGGACCGCACACACTAGTAGCTCTGGTCATTCGACAGGATTCATATTCAGCCTTACTTTTTTGGGGGCCAGTCACTACATCCTCTTTCTCAACCGATTCCTTATAATTTTTGAGGCACTTGTAATCATCTGATGGAGGATTTCCGAAATAAAAAACCATGTCTGCAAATGACACAGAACTATGCTTACAGTCCTTGCAGAGATATTCAGTGTGCTTGGTTTGGTTGTCACTCATGTAATGCTCCAAAATAAGGCTTGTTCAGCCATTTAGAGAAAGTTTCGGCTTGTTCAGAAATCTTATTAAGTTCGTACTTACCACAGAACTTCATCAGATGAACGCCGACCTGAGGAGTAATGTTAGTACGAACATCTCCGCGAATAACAGCATCGACCGCCTCTTTAATTTCTTGCGGTTGAGCAGTTAGATCGATGAGAGTACGATTACGCTCATAATCATCCTTAACACGGTGTTCGACACCGTTATGGTCAGTCCACCGTTGAAGCATCAGATTATTCCACTTGAAGCCCTGCTTCGTGCGGTCGTCAAATGCTTCCTTAATGCCTACTGTATTTTTACTTCCCTTTTCTCGCACGCCAGGATAAGCACTAAACACGTTATCAGTGGCGTCACCACGAATGATCTTCTTGAACAGCAGATATTCGGGGTCTTCCAAAAGCTTTTGTGTGCCGGACTTCTTGTCCTTAACAGGACGGCCACGATCATCATAGTAACCGTCAAGCTTGATCAGTTGACCAGCAACACCGTTGTACTGACTCACATTCTCGCTAATCAACTGCACAAAGTCAGTGTCAGACGACAGGATGTAGTGCTGATCCTCAGGATGCAGATGAATGAAGCGAGCGATAAGGTCATCGGCTTCTGCATTCTCGCAGCGAAGGACACTGGTGTTGGTCTTTTCACGAAGATAGTTAGTAAACGTTTCATACGTCTCCCAAAACATCTTGTTTTCTTCGACTTCGGCCTCAGTAGCATTAGTAGCTACTCGATTGGCCTTATAAGGAGCATAGAACTTCTTGCGCCAAGAACGTCCTTCAAGACAAAACACAACGTGGTCAATGTCAAACATGCGAACAGCCTGATTGACAGACGACAGCGTTAGGTGCATCGCCATCCCGATCTTTTCCCACGTGTCGCTATTGCGAGACGCGACGTGCCGAGCGCGAAAGAATGTGTTAGCAGTGTCGATAAGAGCGTACTTCATCTTTATATAGTAGCAGTTATATGAGCCAGTGTCAAGCCTTAGGTAGTATGTAAAGCCAACTACTAAAAATTTTCAAGATATTTATCTGGATACTTAAGTGCGAGTGTAATAAAATTCTTAAGGTCAGGACTTTCTATGTTAAGAGGAAGATATTCCTTTTTTACAATATGTACAGATGGAATACCTTCAATTTTTTTGCGAAAATATTCTTCTACCACAGATGGTGTGATGCCAGTTTTACTGACACTTATATATTCTGTACGATCTAGTCCATTAAATCTAGACCTATGGGGTTTTAGGTAGGTTTTCCCGTCTTCCTCTAAGGTTCTGATCTGCCCCTCAAAACCTGGCTGAGCAATAGCTAAAAAATGTATTACTGCTGTATTTCCGATTTTAGTATATGCATTGGTGCGACTGTATAAATCTGTTGTAATTCCAGGTTTGGTATAGGTGTCAACCCCTTTTATTTCTGCGATATACAGGACTAATGTCATTTTAAGATAGCAGTCTGCTTAGCCTGCGGCAACGCATGAAACAACGTATATCCGTTGTCATCATAGTCGTCCAAAAAATTCTTAGATATGTTTTTGAAAGTTCCGCCGGCCTGATAATATATCTGCAACAATAGAGCCAATGAAGCGTCTGCTGGTGTGTTAGGTATCTTCTCCTTAGGATATTTCATACTATACCAGTGTTTGTAAGTATCTCCTGCTAAGCGTCGAAATTCTCCAGGAGAACCTTCAAGATTGTAAATGATGTTGCCTAAAGTATGTAAAAATTCTTTTATTGTTTTGTTAGACAGTGACGTAGTACCTTTAATTTTCCTACGTAGGGTTACCATCGGTAAAACCTCAACCGAATCTACTGCTCGGTCATCCCAGTTCCATTTATGAATTTGGCACCACCAATGCATTTCTTCTACAGTAAGATCCTTAAGCAAATCTACCCGAGTGAAGGCTCCGGGTTTATTCTTGTTTTCATCATCTCTTTCGTGAACCGGAGTGATGTCATATGATTCCATAATTTTTTGAAATGCATATGCAGTTTCATACCTGTCATGCGTTATGGAATTCGGACTATCCTGACGTTTAGCCAATACGCAATTTTTCCATATGTCAAAGGACGCAAGACTCTTTTTGTCATCTCCGTTAATACCTAAAAAGTGTTCCCGTGCAAACATGAAGTTGTCAAATTCCACAACCTGACATTCAATTTTTAGATCAAGCCACTTATCTGATGAAATGCCTTTGCTAGAATGATAGTATTCCCATTTGGCTAATATACCATGACAGATCGCGGTGTGTTGCCCGTCGGTGATGTAATAATGACACTTATTTCCGCGCTTGATTTTCAGCACATTGACGAACTGAGCTTTTTTACTATCAAAGTTTTCTAATATCTTTTTGATATGTTTTGGGCTATACGGTCGCTGGACGGCCTGCGCACTGAGTAATTTGCGCAACGGAATCTCCTCAGGCTTTGGCTTGATGGCCAGATTCGGAGTCGATTTCTTTTCTAGAATGTCCTTCGTTTTTACACCGAGCGGACAACTAACAAAATCATTTACTAAACTTTCTACAGATACCCCAGCAACGTCTCCTGGTTTCTTGTCCAATACGTTAGTAGGTCTAGCGGCCGAATCAATCGTATCTTGACCCTTTCTATTGTTTAGAATATCAATCCGTTTGAAAACTGACGGAAACTTAGAACTTGACATACTTAATAAATCCTTTTTGTCGTTAGGTTTTTAATGAGAAATATGTGG